GCGGTGTTTGCGATGTCGTGTAGGGCGTTTCCGAGGAGTTTGACATCCACCACGCGACGGCCCGTGAACGGCGCCGTGTCACCGGTGTATTCTTCCTCGACTGCGAATCCGACCAGTGCGCCCGAGACAGCATAGTCGCTGTTTCTGGTGACACCGGACGCCACGAGGGTGTCCTGCGGGTCAGCGAAGTCTGCAACCTGCATGTAGCAAGGCATCGCACCACTGATGACAGCACTGGTGCCCTCCACAAGCAAGGTGTAGACGCCGACCACGCCCATGTCGCCCTTGCCGTCACCGGTTTGGGCTTCTGCCGCCACACCGTCGCCGATCAGGATCGGTCGACCGTCAACGGTCTCAGCTGTGCTGCTGGTGCCAATAATGTCATCCAAGACAACACCAACCCAGCTTCCGCCGAACGTGCCATTGGCAACCTCCGTCAGCGGGTTACCACGGCGGAAGATCCGCCCGGAATCGACATCAGCAGTCTGGCCCCAGATCTGGACAGTCTTGCCAACGCCTCGATACAGTTTCGTCATTTTTGAAACCTCTCTTCAGTAGGCCCTATCAGTCCTTATCGCCCACAAGTTCAGGGCTCAGGAACTTGTTGATGTCCGGACCCTTCTTTTTGCCCTTGGGCGGGTTCCCCTTGTGCGAACGCGTCCGGTCGTCCGCCTCACGGGTTCCACCACCCAACGATTCCGCCAGCTTCTCAGTGCGCTCGATCTGCTTGGCGAGCTTGTCCTTGAAGAGGTTCTTGGACTTCTCCAGGTCGTCATCGACCAACGCGGGCTCCAGCCCGTCCGCCGCCATCTCGACGATGTTCTCTTCGTGGTCGTCACTGCCGCGCATTTCCGCGACGTGTTCGGCAGCGAAGGCGTTCAGGTCTGCCTTCATCGCCGCCTTCTTCTGTTCCGCAATCTCGGTTTCGAGTTCACCGTTCTTCTTGGTGAGGTCCTCGATCTCGGCCTTCTGTTCGGCGATCGTGGTCTCGAATTCCTTCTTGTCGGAATCGAACTTGGACTGAGCCTCCGTGAGCTTCGTCTTCTCAGCAGTGATCTCCTGGAGCTGGTCGTCCAGTTGTTCACTGACAAGAGCTCGGATCTCAGCACCGTATTCTGCCTTCAGCTGTTCGATTGTCAGCTTGGTCATTTCTGGAGTTCCTTGCGGGTCTGGTTTTTGATGGGTTTGATCGTCTTCTGACATCTCCCGGACAACAGCGGTGACGCCAGCGTGCGCCATACCGTTGGTTCCTGGATTGCAGAAGTCAATGCTCTTCAGCGGCTTGTGAATACGAGTGATAGTGCGTTTGGCACTGCCGATCTCGCGAACAGCTCTTGCATTCCCGAGGATGCTGAGTGGACCTGCCATCTTGCTGACAATGTCACTTCGCAACTTTGGGTCTGCCTGAGTGATATACGCTTTCCCCTTCGCGGCCAAGACTCTGCGTCCGTCTACCACAATTTGAGAATTTTTGGCCGCAACCACCCTGCCAACAGGCTCACGATACTTCCAGCTCGAAGTGCCAGGTTCTTCATGACCCTTATACATATTGACGCCAACCATGGCCTGAACGCAGCTCTCAACCGCGTCTTTGGTATAGTCGCGGTTGTTGCCACTGACGCCTTCGTAAAGGGCGGTGAAATCAATGAAAAAAGGCTTTTCGTCGCCCTTGGTCATCTCGGCCAACGCCTCGCTTGCGATGGTTGTGATTCCGTCTCCTGTCCAGTCAGCAGCTTCGTCTACGACTTCTGCGACCTGGACGGTTTCAAGCATGAAATCAAGCTTGTCATCGTCGGTTTTCTTTGTCATACCAATCCAGCTTCAACTAGAGCACGTGTGATCGGTTCCTTCTGCTTGCCGTCCTTGAAGATAGCAGGAAAGAACATTTCCCGCTTTTTGATCATCAGTGTCAACATCGCAAAGGAAGTCGGCGAACAGGCCGCTACATACTTCGTAAACAGATGGGTGAGCAGGTCTCTAAACTCGCCACGATAGGTCGTGCAGTAGTTGATGACAGGGCTGATCACCTCGAGAGGTGAATAGTATCGCCTTCTCCAGATCTCCAGGAATTCGGGGCCACCCCTGATATATTCGCTGTCAACCGACTTGACCTCGTCCTGAAACTCTTTCGTGATGTGAGAGTAGTGATAGACGTAACGACAATTCTGATACTTCGGATGAGTGAAATAGACGCCGATGCACTGCCAAGGTGAATACGGGTTATCCCTGATGAAGTGAAACGCTACGTTACACTCGTAGAACTCGTATTCACCGACACGAATGACACCCATTACTGAGTGCGGATAGCGACGTCAGTCTTCTTCCCAGCAGGCTTCTTATCCTTCCCATTCTTGCTAGGATCACCGTTCTGCCCACCCTGTGCTTTCGCTTTCACCTGCTCCAGCTTCATAGCCTCTTCCACAGGATCAGTGATGATTCCAGCTTCCTTGAGCTTGTCCATGAGTGGTGCATCCTGGAGCATGAGCTCGACCTCGCGCTCCAAGTTGAGTCCCAAGCGACCGGCGGCGGTGCGCGACGACATGTAGTGGCCTTCCATAGCTGTCTGGTTGGTCTGAGCCACCTCGACATCTCGCTCCTCTGCGATAGTCGGGAATTTGACAGCGCCTTTGAACGGCACAACATCACCTTCTTGATCAGTCTCAACACTCAACCCGCTGCCGCGCCCGAGAGTCGCTTTCGCCAGGAGAGCAAACTGGAACACTTGCATCAAGAAGTGAGTGAAGATGTCCTGCCTGTCCTCGAACTTCTTGATGACAGGAAGCTGTTGTGACTTGGAACTAGCGAGGTTGGCGTTTGCACCATCAGCCAGCATGTATTCAGCGAATCCCACGCCAGCCGCGATGATCAGAAGGAGTGAGCGACGCGAGTTCTCGCTGCTGGTATTTGGACCCGTGAATTCTAGAATTTGCCACGTCTCGCGGCTGTTGTGAACCGGGTTCGATCCGATAGTCCAGGAACGATACCTCGCGATCGCTGCATTGACCTCTTCCGGAGAACCATCTTCGATACTGACATCAAAGCACGGTGACCGATATAGCTTGTTGATGATAACACCGTCTCTCAAGTATTCCTGGTAGTTATCAAGCCACTCCTTGACTCGAATCAGGTCACTGTGACCGAACGGATCCATGTTGCCAGAGTTCAGTTTGACATGCACCATACACCCGACAGACCTATCCGACCCATCGATGTCATATTTGGTGATATCAGGAATATGAACACTTTGAGGTTGCCTGTCAGCGTCAATGTATTCATAGATGTAGGTGAACGGATCTGACGGATCCTCGTCCGCAGACTCGATATGAGTCACATTCACCGGATCAATGAAGGTGACTTGCGTATCTCCCGTTCTCCAGATGGTTTTGCTGCCCCTCCGCACATCTGTGAAATGAGGCCGGAGCCACATGAAAATGTCGCCGAAAGCAACAGATTCGTCAGATGCCGATCTCAGGCGCATCTCAAGCCGATTTTTCTTGTAGAACTTCTCAGCGTGAAATTGGGCATTCTCGTCGTCAAATGTGAACGTAACCCCGCGTCCAAGCACAAAATACGTTGTCAAGCTAACGATCGTGCCTCCAAGCGCATCATACTTCCAGAGGCGGTATCCTTCGTCGAGAAGCTCTTTCCTGTCGGCTGTCGGCAATCTGGCCGCTTCACGAGTGCCGAACAAGTCCATCGGCGCCACATCGAAGCTACCGCCAGATGAAATCCAAACTTCCTGGATTCGCTCGGCATCAACCAGTTTTGGGCCTTGAGATGTTTCAACGACGACCAAATCACCTTTCCGATTGGTGAACTTGCCTGTTGGAACCAGTTTTGTCATCAATCGCCTCTCAAGGCATCAAACGCCGCACTCGTCGTGATCGGCTGGTTGTATTTCCGGCTGTCATTGAGGAACCCTGAACCAAGCGGTAAAAGCACTGGTCTAGGCGAAATTTCCATTGACGGCACTGATCCGCCTGCAACCGGGTGGTAGCCCACGACCTCTTCGTGCGCCCACACAGAGGCTATACATGACTCAACCAGGTCATCACCGAGAAGTGTATTCAGAACTTCATACTTGTTGTAACCCGCCAACGATTTCTCGGCTTTGATGTTCCCGAATTGATTCACAAGTTTACTTAGAGTCGAATATCTTTCGTCACCCTCGACAAGTGCTGGATAGGCAAAGATTCGACCGTAAACATACTTCTGCATCCTTTCGTGCATCATATGCTTGGCAGGACCCGTGAATCGGATCGGAGTCACGAACCAACTATCCCAACCGTCCTTCCCAGCCTTGTTCTGGTATTTCTTGACATCGATTCTAGTGCAGCCCACCTCGTGTAACTTCTTGTTTAGATCGTAGAGGAAGGCCGTATCGAAAGCATCTCCATACCCACCATCTGGTCGAAAGTATTGGAAAAGCTGAATCATGTCATCTCTAACTACATCTGGCCTTTCATTAGGACTCCATTCTTGAGAGTAAAGCCAGTAGATTCGACCTCCAATCTTTTCCGTGAAGGTGATTGCCCAGTTCGAGCTATCGTCACCGCTGCCCGCTGCGCCACAGTCAATGCCAACTTTGATGACTCCTGCGGACGGATAGGTGTAATCAGGGTCAAGCAGCAAGACGACCGGCGTATACAGGATATCTTGGCAAGCTCTGACGAATTTATCCGGATAGAAGGCAGAAGACTCAACATACACCACGAGATAGGTTCGTCCGAACTGATGGGCGGTCATCATGCTTCGGATAAGGTAGATATCATCTCTCGGGATGATACCCATCGCCACACCGTGCCAGCAGTTCAATTTCGGGAGAATGTTGAATTTGACCCTAGATCCCGCTTCAGGGAACTCCAGCTTGTGGATGTTGCCGATTCCCTTGATTGTGCCCGTCACACCGCGGAAACAGCCTTGATGGCCGCCGTAATCGTGATCATCCTTGATCTGGGAGCCTGTCGGCCAGATACGGGTGAGAACCGTTTCCCAGTCCATATCATCGAATTCCTCATACCATTGATGGGTTGCTCCCAAACCATCAACAGATGAAGCCTGACCCTTGGCTTGGATCAGCGATCTGTTGACAAACTCAATATGCTCCTTGCCGAGTCCCTCTCCCATCCTCTGGTCAATATATGCAAGCAGAATCTCGGAATTGAGCACCATATCGCCCATATACCTGAGGTTTCGCTTGGATTGTTCCAGAGCCGGGCTATGAACGTTGATCTCGCTCCATGGCAAGCATGCGGCCTCCTCCAACAGGTATGCCGCCATGGTGAATGACTTACGAATACGGCGGCTGCCGATCAGGACATGAGAGTCACCTCTCTTATCCATCTCGTTCATCCACATCACCTGATGTGGATTTAGCTCAATTCCGCTGATGTGCTTGTGCCAAAGGTAGTGATCACCCCTGAAGCGCTTGATTTCGCGTTCAATTCCCTTCCGGTAATTACCGGTGAGGTTTCTACCTAACTTGACACGCATTACTCACGCGGGCGCACTGAATCGCCAAGTATCTGTGATGCAGCGCTGTCGGCCGGCGTGCGCTTGCGCGGCTGCACCAAGCCAGGGGCGGGGTCCACGGGCGCAGCGGCAGCATCGGCCCGTTTCGCGGCTTCTTGCTGCCAATTTGCCACCGGCACGGGTGGCGGGGTGCCACGGCGCTGCGGCTCGCGTTCTCCGGGCCTCGTTAGGTGATCTTCAGGCTTGACCCGTTCCTTGTCCTTGAAAATCCAGATCTTGTCCTGGGTTTCGATGTTGACCTGGACCGCACCCCTGTGAGCGCCACACACTTTGATACTTTCATATCCATAGTGGATATCGTGCCGCGCCTGCTCAGGACACTGTGGCCACTGGCAATAGGTGTAATCATCAGGACTTTGGATC